ATGAAGGCAGTAGGAATATTTGCAGGGGTAGTTTTAGTGGCGAGTCTTATATATGGTTCGTATTGGATCGCTAAAACAGTGAGTTATTCTGTTTTTTACGAAGGTATGGTTAGAGAGACGGTTAGGGAAATGGTGAAAGAAGGGGCGTTGAGGTAATCCATGCCAAAACCTAAGCGGATGAGCACAACCACCACTAGCTCTTACTGGTTTTCTACTACTGGTGAAGTGGTTTTAGAGCCCTGCGAGGTAGTCACTCATGATCAGGGGCTTACATTTTATTGCCGGACCCATCGCTCAATTTGTGTTTGGGATGAGGGGTGGGTTTGTAGGGAGAAACAATGAACACTCTGCCGGTGCCTGGGTTTGTTATTGAAAGCGAAGAAGGGACGAAGATGCATATTTTTATTATCGCTTGTAGGAGATGTAGCAAAAAACTGTGCTGGGAAAAAGGATTGAGCGATTGCACGGTTGTTCACGAACACCTATGCCAAAATGAGAATGAATAAGCCACAAACAGATCAAGAATGGGCAGACTGGGCTGCTACTGAAGTGATGGGGTGGAAAGAGTATATTCGCCCCCCCATGGCAATTTGGGTTAATGGAGATGGAGATTATCAGTATTCTATATATAGTGATGGTTTAGATCCTCGATGGTCTCCTTACACCAACACTGCTCATGCGATGGAGTGTTTAAAGAAATTAGGAGTAGGGGCAAAAATACGAATAGAGTTTGAAAATCGCCAGCCACTTCTTGATGAAAGCTATCTTGTTGGGATTAGATCCAGAAGAGGGGAAATTTCCTATTCGGATGAAGCTCTGTGCTTCCAGGATACATTATCAAAAGCCATCATGCACGCGATATGGGAGATTAAAAATGCAGGCAAAAAAGAAATATAAAACAGTTCGATTAGATATTGACGTTGACCTTCACAGGCTTATCATAGATCACACGAAATTGGCAAAAATGAGCATCAAATCATTTCTCCGCCACGCGATTGAACTTGCCTTAATGCCTACGACGTCCCATTCTATCGTATTGTTGAGAGCTGGCAAGAAAGCCGAGGAATACAACTGGTCGCCAACGACAGGATCCAAAATGACTTCTGGCTTTAAGAAGGCAATCAAGAGAAAGAAAAAGAAATGAACACGCTAAAGGTAAGGAGGAGTTATGTCACTATCCGTGAAGACGAACAACCTGAAAACCGATTCCGTCACGAGGTCCGTAAGGCTGGAAGGGATGACGGATATCATGTTCGACCGATACGCAGGGGACAATCAAACCAGATTAGAAAGTTGGCAAAAGCTTTATTTTGCAGCGGGAAATACCAAAGTTATTGGAATTCCGGCACTAAACATTATGAGCTTTCTATCGGCCCACAACACGAATTCCGCACCGAAGCGGCTAAGAGACAAAAGAAAGTATAAAGATATTGCCAATGCCTGTCTTTCTTTTATCTCGATACAGCCGATGTTCATCCCTCTATTGAAAGGATCTACACCAATTCAATTTCATAAATTAGAAGGTGATGTTGATCCAAAAAGTGGGGTATATATTCATCGATCTGTTGCGAGGCTGGATAAGGGGATACCGAACCCAAAAGAACGTCCTGTTGTTCCACTTCCTTGGGCTTTGGAATTTGAATTCACGATAATACCGAACCGAGAATTGCAAGAGCAGGATGTTTTAAACTTATTTGAAGAAGGAGGGCGAGCATTAGGATTAGGTACGTTTCGCGGTGTGTATGGCAAATTCCAAATTAAAAAATGGGATTAACACGGCGTGGCAAGGCGCGGCTCGGCAAGGCAAGGCGCGGCTCGGCAAGGCAAGGCGAGGCGAGGCAAGGCGAGGCGAGGCAAGGTAATAAAAGTGACCGAGTTTAAGCGTACAACGCATGGGAATGGATGAAATGGGATCAAGGCGGGTGTCCAGCCTGTCAGTATTGCGGAGCCGTCATATCGAAGATACGGCCTCAAGCGAAGAACCAGCGGTTTTGTCCTGGCGGTCGGTGTCGGGGGCGGTATTGGACGGAGTATTACGCGGCTGGGCGAGAAAGGGTTAAGGAGAAGGGGGAGTGATGGTAGCCAAGCGGAAGCGGGAATATGGTTTAATCAGTGATAGCTACAAACTCAGGATACAACCATCATATTTTTCAGATGATTGTTTTGAGTTTTATTTTTTCGATAAGAGAAATGGTTTGTCGTGGTTTACGAGCTCTTTTAGCAAATCTCAAGGGATTCGTATTGCTAAAGGTATTTTAAAGATGTGCAGAGATACCTCGAATACTTTTGAATGCACTCGATAAGGCGCAGGATGTTTTAAACCTTTTTGAAGAAGGCGGGCGAGCACAAGGAGGGATCATGCGATTCAGAGAAGCTGTATTAAAGGGATGTGAAGGAACAGATCAGTTTGAACCAGGATATGTACCTCCGAAATTAGATTGTCAAGAAGATCATAAAGAAGATCCTCAACCGGAACCAGTAGAACCAGTGGAAGAGGAAGAATTAGAGGAAGCGGCGTAATAAATGTCAGACCAAAAAAAATGGTTTAAGGTGTGGACGAGCATTATTGATGATCCTGATTTTGAGGAAATGAGCCTAGAGGACATAGGCAGATGGACGCTGTTGGGAGCTTCAACGGCTCTTAATGGATCAAAGGGGGTCCTGCAAGTGCCAGGAGAAGGAAAACATCTATGCCGTTTGATCCGTGTTTCATCATTTAATGATGCCAAAACAGTTATTTCTAGGTTGCCAAAAGTGGTTCTAAATTGTCACGATGTCCGAACCGTGACATTCTCTAACTGGTTGAAATATCAGGTAGATGATAGCTCAAAAAGACAAGAAATGTCACGATCTAAGAAGAGAAGAGAAGAGAAGAGAGAAGAAGAGAAAAGAAGAGAAAATAAAAAAAAGAAAACAACTCCTAACGGAGTTGCAAAAGAAAAAGCTGCCTCTCAGGTAAAACCTTCGAGGCCATCACCGGACGATCCGGACTGGGTTAAGAGCCTAAAGGCCAATCCAGCGTATCAGGGAATAGACGTTGACCGCATGATCGGGAAGATGCGGGCATGGTGTGAAGTCAGAGGGAAGGAGCCAACACGGGCGCGGTTGCTCAACTGGCTGAACCGAGAAGACAAGCCCATGCGCGACGAACCGAAGGTTGACACGAAAGAACTCATCAATTGGGCTAAGAAGCAATGACGCGAGATCAGTTTGACTGGGGCATGGAATACCTAAAACAGGCCTTCCCAAATACCCATAAAAGCACGTTTTTTGCCGATCTTGTGTTTAGTGAGGTGTCGAGCTGTCGAGAGGATGACTACCGGCTAGCAGTTTTAGATCTGTCGGATGGGGTTAGATTTCCCAATAAAGGCGAGATTAAGAAAGCAATTTCAAAAATTTATGAGTTGCGCATTAGTCGCGAATGGCAGGCAAAAAAAGCCGAGGAATACAAGCAAGTGCAGGAGATTATGGCAGGACCGGAAGGGGATGGGATCATGCAAGAGAACCTCCGGAATGTTAAATCGATTATGTCTGCTGTCAGGCTAGGCAGGGAAGCCACAGACGCCCTAGCAGTAGAGTTTAGAAAGAAATACCCACCATGTTCCACAGACTGTACCTGTATTGATGGGCTAGTAGAAATATCACACATTCATGACGGCCATATTTACACCTACGTAAAATCCTGTATTGTCTGTAAGACAGGGCCTAAATCGTATGGTTATACGTATCCACCCACCAAAGAACCAGCAGGGGGGGGGGTTGATGATAAGTTGCCGTTTTGAAAAAGAATAGTACTGTAAAATCATATCAGTAGTCATGGTTTAATTTGATCGCCCCCGCTAGGATTCGAAGCTAGATTTGAGGCTTAGCGGGCCCTCGGTTTGTCCGATAATCTAGCTTTGATTTCATTTTATGTTCTCCTTTCTAATTGGTCTTGCAACAGCCTATTTACTATTTCGAGGGATATTTCTGGGCAATGGTAGATGGGTGAGGCTTCTTTTTCTTCTGCATATACACCATCTTCTGTTCCGTCCTGGTCCACGATCACAAATTGGATAGACTCATCGTCTGTGTAGACTTGGTCTAGCAGTCCATCTACGAGTGTAAGAATGACTGTTTTCATGGTTATTTCCTCCTCTTTTTTGTAAATAGTCCTTCCGGCTCAGAATTTCGTAGGCTCTCCCCTGAGCATGGAATTTCATCGTTTCTACTGCCTCGTCTGAAGTTGGGAAATAGGCCCATGCCTGCCATGCCCCATTGGGTAGTCGGTATCGTGCGTAGATCATGTTTGGTTCCCTCCATGCTGCCCCCGATCGGAATCAGGGGCAGGAGCAGGGAACTACCGTGGTAAACAGCCGGTCGGACTGTGAGGCATACGTGAATACTCCCTCCATTGTGCGGGTTCAAATAATTGAGTCTCATATATCATTGTTTTTTCATTCCATGTCCTGATGGTTTCAGTATCGAGTAATTTCTCCTGTTCCTCGTGGTTGATCCCTATACCGTCTATTGTAATTAGTCCACGCTGTGCGGCCTCACGCAGCGTCATCGACGGACAGGATTCAATTTCCTGCTGTTCCCTCATAAACGCATTTTTTCTCTGATTAGCAGCCGTATACCGTTTTCGTCTGTCTGAGTTTTTCTCAATTCGTGATTTTGGGGTGTATTTGTGGGATGTGTCATTAGTAATTTTTTCATATTCTGTGATTTCTAAATCAGTTGGCACTCGGCGTTTCCATCCCCGGTCGGATTTATACGCTATGCGCAATTTCGTGCCAGAGTTTCCGTTTGAGAGATAGCCGCTATCAAAAATAACTATTTCTCCGTTTAGCGCGGCCTGCCGTTCTGATTTTGTCAGTCCGGCGCAGGATTTATATCTGTCGGTCCCGACACCGTTTATATAGGCTGTTTGTGAGATTTTCATGGTTATTTCCTCCTCTTTTTTCAATCCCAATAGGGTTTCCCGATGACAGTCGGTGTGATTCCGTTTGCACGATCGATATATTCTTGTCGGTAGTTGCTTGATGCTGGAATATCCTCACCTTGTTCGTGGACGACGGTTTTAAGATCTAAGAGTTTAGTTAGCTCGATTCTGTCTTCTGGGCTCATGTGACCGTGTTCTATGCGTCTTTTCGGGGGTGATGATATTTCAATCCATCCGTAGGCTGTTCCTCTGCCCCCCCTGATACTCCATGATTTTCCGCTTCGTCGTTTTAAGGCTGTTTTTATTTCTTTTATGGCATCGCTTCGGCTGATCATGATTTATCCTCCATCTCCGTTTTATGTAAATTCAATAAAATCCCCATTTTGCATGGTTAGATAGAGTCTGCCGTTATCTCCAGACTCCAGGCCCCGGCGTGTATGGTGTTTGTGTTTTAATCATATCCCTTTTCATGATTTCCTCCCTGCCATATCGAGTTTCTTCCTCTTTTTACACTTCCTGCAATCTATCATGATGTACGGAAAATGTTCGAGGCAGCGGATATTTTCGATGTCTTTTTCAGTTAGATATATTCTGGTCCCAATGAATGGACTGCCGTCCGCTCCTGTTCCAATACGATAAAGTCTCCCATCTTCATCTTTTATATATTTTCTCATTTTTATCCTCCCTCGTCCCATGTAGTTTGGGTTTGTAGGTATTGGTAGGTTTCCCTCCACTCCTTGGAGTCCATAAGCGCTCTTATGTAGTGTTCTAGGTTCTTTTCTAATACTTTGGTCACTGGTTTATCCTCCTGTTTGGTTTTCATGGGATTGTGACTCTATTTCGTCTATTGTGGGTATGTCTACGTCTCGTAGTGGAACCCAATTGTATAGATCAGATCCTAGTGGGGCTATCAGTAGGTAGGTGTGTCCCCACAGTATTTTTAGATCTTTCACGGTGACCGGGATTCGCTTAGATTTTAATAGTATAGCCGATGTTTTCATATACCCTCCTGTTGTCACAGATGTGACGGTTTAAGACAAAAAAAATCTACTCCTCTCTGATATGGTCTTGCAATACAGCAATCACGTATTCTCTGAGAGAAACTTCATTTATAGCGGCTCTGGCTTTGACTTCACCCATGAGGCCGCTTGGAAATTCTCGGATATGTAGCGCCACGGTTCGTTCTACTTGGTTCATGTGATCATATTAACAGAGGTGACAATGCTTGTCAAGCAGGTTTTTATGCTTATTTTAGGTTTATGGGTATTTTTAATTGTTTTGTGCATTATTTGCCAATAAAATCAACAAGATGGTTATTTAAGAGAAAAGCTAGATATTTTGTCAAGGGGTTTTATCACCAATCAGGGCTTGACAATGCGTATTTTAGGTGTTAATCTAAAAACATCCCCCTCTCCCCTAATAACCCCTCACCCCCTTAAAAAGTTAAACCTTAAACCCATAAACATTGTTTATAGATAAACAGTAACTCCTCTTAAATTACTGCCTATGCCTAAAGACTTTCAACTAACTCTTTACAACCTAAAACAGTTTGTGATAAGGTCGGTTTATGAAGGATATCTCACCTGTCATCCCACCAGCAAAACCTACAGAAGAACACGTTGACCAAACCATTGCGAAATATCACCGCGGACTGGATATTCAGAAAGCCATCAAGTTAAGAGCTAAAGGGTATACGCTAGATGCCATCGGCCAAATCCTAGGTTACTCCAGACAGGCCGTACAACAACGCATTAGACGATTCCTGCCTTATCTCCAAGACCCTGACGCTGCCCAAGCGTTTATGGAAAACGAAGGGCAAATCATAGATGCTGTCAGATTTAAGAGCTTAAACAAGATTGTTGACAAGCTGGACGATCCTCGAAACACTTTACGTGATTTAACAATCAATTACGGTATTTTGTTCGATAAAAGTCAGCTAAAAAGAGGTAAAGCCACAGCCAACATAGGCCATTGGACAAACCTCATCGTTCAAGCACACCAACCGTCTCCTAAATCAGAGAATACACCAGCTGTAGATGAAGAGTAAGAACACAGCTCACTTAGGTATATGCTTATAAGGTATAGACCTAGTAAATGAAGACTGTGAAATTAAGGGGGTACGGGGGGAATAGTAAAGAGTAAGGTCTATGTAAGTCCCGTATAACCCGTATTATTTTTAAAGGGTGGTGTATGATTGAGTTGTGGATTGGTGGTGATTTGGTTAGTAACTAAGATTTTGGATTGGATGGGGCCGTGAGGATCAGACCGCTTAGACAGCGATTAAAGGCGGCCATGGACTATGAGAATGAAAAACAGGGCAAATGGGTAGAAATAGGCTGTGAGACGGTGGGATAGGAGGGAAATTATGGAAAAGTACTATTCAGCAAAACAAGACACCACGAATGCTTGTGACACAAGTTATATAAACTACCAACCTTATTACTATCCAACCATCACCACGCAAACCTATCCATATTCAGACGATACGTACAAAAAGGCATTTCATATTGCAAAGGCTCTGATAGAGAAAAAGTGGGTCAAAACAGAGAGTGCGGGTAAGTTTATTGTCCTAGTAGAGGATTTGGTTTCGGAATTGTAAATGTACGTCACATCTTCTGAAGATAATATACTTCTTTGTAATGCCTGCTTGCCAGAAGAGCAAAAATCAGCCTATTTTGAAGATCCTTCTTTTGTCGTATATACAACCATGGAAGAATACCGTGGTTTGAGAAGGGCTTTGTGCTGGAAGCATTATGTCGTCGCTTGGAAAAGGCGATATCCACATGAGGCCGTACCGCATCCAAACGTCCCAATAGCGTCATTGCAACTAGAAATCGATCAAGATCCGGATGTTATATCTTCTGTGGTCGCAAGGGCCTGGGAGGATAAATAGGAATGGAACGATGAAAAGGGCCGATTCTGATGGCATAAAATTTATTCAAAAATGGGCGAGAGATCCGGAAAGCTTTGTTACAGAAGCCATCAGAGTCGAGAGAATAACAAAGCAGCAAAAAGAGGGCCTCTCAGAAGTAAAAAAACTCGTTGGCGCTAGACTGAAAAAAATACACGGAGAAGAATTAACCCAAGAAGATCAGCAATATCTTAAGAAAATCGGCATAAGCGTCATGTCCGGTCATGGGACAGGTAAAGACGGATTTTGCGCCTGGCTGATTATATGGTTTTTAGTCTGCTTCCCATATCCAAAGGTTCCTTGCACGGCCCCCACAGGGCACCAACTGCGGGATGTTCTGTGGGGTGAAATAAATAAGTGGATGCGACATAGCGCTACGGAGAATGAAAAAATTCAATCAGGATTGGATATCACGAAACTGCTTACCTGGAATTCTGAACGTGTTTATTGGACCGAACTTGGCGGAAAAGAATGGTTCGCTACAGCTAGAACCGCTAACCCAAAGGCAACGGATGAAGCGCAAGCAGAAACTTTGGCCGGACGACATGAAGACTATATGATGGTCGTTGTGGATGAGGCTTGCCATGATGATCAAACAGAGGTTTTAACTGATATCGGATGGGTTCACTTTTCTGTATTTGCAAAATATGGCGCAAAAGCCTTCCGTGTTTTAACTTTAGACCCGAATACTGGATATGCAGATTACCAGTTTCCAGAGAAGGTTCATGTCTCAAAAAGATCCGATGAGATGTATCATATAAGCCACAGAAGCGCAGATGTTCTTGTCACCCCTAATCACGACATGCTCTATTGGCATAAATCAAGAAATAGGAGGAAGTGGAAAGTAAATAGGATAAAAGATATTAACAGCCACAAAATTTTTATGCCACGAACATTTAAGTGGAATGGAAAGGAAAAGGCAGATTTCTATCTTCCTGGATATAAGTGGGGCAATGGCAAAAGGGAAGAAAAAGTTATAGAAATGGATATCTGGCTTTCTTTTCTTGGTTGGTATTTTTCTGAGGGCAGCATAAACAAGGGTGGGCATAGTCCGTTTTCATCTGTTGTTATAAGTCAAACAAATAAGGAAAACAGAGAGAAGATCAAATCTGTTCTGGAAGGGCTTGGATTTAAATATTCTGAACACGGTAATGATTTTAAAATATCATCAAAGCAGCTTGGTGTGTGGTTGTCAAAATTCGGGGTTGGAGCTCCGAACAAGTTTATTCCACAATTTATAGCTGATCTTTCACCAAGGCAGATAGGCATATTTCTTGATTCGTTTCATTCGGGTGATGGGTATTGGAAATCCGGTAAGCGTATATTTTATACATCATCTAAGTTAATGGCAGATGATTTACAAGAGCTTATTTTGAAATACGGAAGATATGCTTCTGTTGGGAAAAGAAAATTAAAAGGCACTAAAACCTGGATAAAAGATCATTTTGCGACATCCAATTATGATGGATATGTTATTTCTGAATACAAGGGGAATACTCATTGTTCTGTAAAGCGAGAAAATATAAAGCGTGAGAACTATGACGGCATGGTTTATTGCTTAACTGTTTCCAATCGTCATTTTCTTATGACAAGAAGAAATGGACATTGTGTTTGGTCCGGCAATTCAGGCGTTGAAGCACCGGTGTTCAAGCCGATAGAGGGTGGTTTGACGGGGGTTTGTAATTTCATCGTCATGGTCTATAACCCCACTAGATCGGCTGGCTTCGCAATAGACAGTCAAACCAAGGATAGATCACGATGGGCCGCGTTACGCTGGAATTCAGAAGAATCTGAGCTGGTGTCACGTGAAATCATCGAGCACATGGAAAATAAGTATGGGCGCGATTCTAATCCTTTTCGTATTCGCGTGCTTGGCCTACCTCCTAAGTCGGAAGACGATGTCCTAATACCCTGGGAATGGGTCATGGACGCCATCGACCGAGACCTGGAACCATTGGATGTCGATCAAGACGTAATCGGATTCGATGTAGGCGCCGGGTCCGACCCAAGCATCATACTAAACCGACACGGCCCAAAAGTCTTATCTCCAATCCATAAAAACGACACGTCAGACTCGGAAACCTTAACAGGATGGGCCATCGGCAAGATCATGGATTATGAACCCTCCATCGTATTTATTGATCGAATTGGCGTTGGCTGGGGAATAGAGGGAAACTTAAGATCAAGAACGAATGTTAGGGTCATCGGCGTGAATGTCGCAGAGGTCCCATCTATTAGCGAAAGGTTTTATCGCCTGAGGGATGAATTATGGTGGAAAGTAAGGGAACTTTTTGAAAAACGGGCTATCTCTATTCCGAATGACGATGAACTGATTGGAGAACTATCCATTATAAAATATTCTGAGCCGGACGGTAAAATAAAGGTTGAATCTAAAAAAGATTTAAAAAGACGTGGCGTGGCCAGCCCCAATAAGGCAGACGCATTATGCCTAACAGAATACTACTCCACTGAGACGATGAGGAGACTTTCTTCTCCAAGCAGGTCTTACAAAAGGAACCAAGCAGGTGTAAACTGGAAGACCGTCTAGAAACAGTCGCTAAAATCATCCTCCTATCTATTGAAAACGGCGGTAAAGTTATATTGTTTGGAAATGGAGGTTCCGCGACAGATGCCTCTCATTTAGCTGCCGAACTCGTAAACTCATACGAAACACCACTTCCTGCTATATCCTTAGCATCCGATCAGGCCGTCATTACAAGCATTGCGAATGACCGTGGATTTGAGCATATCTTTGAACATCAACTAAGGGCTATAGGAAACCAACTGGATGTCGCCATTGGCATCTCTACTTCCGGGAACTCAGAGAATGTCATACGCGGCGTTATAACGGCTAGAGAATTGGGAATGACCACCATAGGGTTTTGTGGTTGGCCCGGAGGCGAATTGTCAGAGAATGTAGATCGTGCGTTTATCAGTGACGAGAAAGAGGTCTCTCGGGTTCAGGAGTGGTATATGAATATCGGGCATCGCCTGTTCGATAAAGTGGGAAGGATGTTTCATGATAGTCGGGAATAATTTATCTTTTATACCTACAACTCCAAGAACACCACCTCACGCCTTTATTTTTCCAATGATTGCTTCTATAAAAACTTTTTTTGCAATTTTCGCATACCACCCAAAAACCGTCTTTTCGTGGGAATTTTCTTCCTGTTCGACACTCTTTAATATGTTCAGACTGATTTGCTTTAAGTCTGAGGTTTTCTATTCTGTTGTCGTTTTTTATATGGTTAATATGGTGAACGACCTCTTTTTTTGTAATATATCTTCCAATTTGTTCTTCAACTACAAGTCGGTGCTCTCTGACATATCCCTGATTATTAGAAAATGGATGACCTGGTTTTTTAATAAGAACATATCCATCTGTATCAATAAATTTACCGCCTTTCCATCTCCCGTTTTTTTCCATTGGACGTCTTGTTTTAGAAATGTGTTCTTTTGTGTGTTTTTTTCCGATATGCTGATGTCCATTTATAAATCTTTTCGCTCCTTGCCGTTTTATTTGAGAAGGATAAAGCTTATTGTGAATTACTGTATTTCCACAACCGCATGAACATTGGCTTTTCATGTATTGCAGTTTATAGTAACAGAGATAGGATGTAAAATGGAAATTAATGGAAGAAAGATTGGTCACGCTCAACCTGCTTGGATATGCGCTGAGATCGGCATTTCACACAACGGTTCTTTTGAAACCGCCCAAAAACTCATAGATGTCGCGGTAGATGCCGGATGCGATGCCGTTAAGTTTCAAAAAAGAACGATTGATATTGTGTATACGCAAGAAGAGTTAAGCAAGCCAAGAGAGTCTGTTTTTGGGGACACGAATGAAGATCTTAAAAGAGGGCTTGAGTTTTCGTTTGATGATTATGTCGCAATCGATGCCTATTGCCATCATAAAGGGATTTTATGGTTTGCATCACCCTGGGACATTAAATCAGTTGAATTTTTGAAGGGCTTTAGGATTCCACTTTATAAGGTGGCGAGCCCGTGTTTAACGGATGAAAAGTTACTGGATGCGATTTGCTCAACAGATAAGCCCATTTTAATGTCGATTGGAATGAGTTCACTAAAGGAGGTTTCCTCTGCTTGCAAGATTATTGAGAAATGGGGCAACCCATACGTTTTATTGGTCTGCACTTCATCTTATCCATGTAAATTAGAAGATCTTAATCTGAAAAGAATAAAAACGTTAATCAATCAAGGTCATCCGGTTGGCTATTCAGGACATGAGGTAGGGTTATGGACTACGTTATGTGCGGTTGCAATGGGAGCTTGTGTGGTTGAGCGACACATTACGTTAGATCGAGCCATGTGGGGCTCTGATCAAGCTGCCTCCATTGAGCCTCCGGGACTTAAAAAACTTGTTAAAGAGATCAGAGATTTTGAAAAAGCCTTGGGTGATGGAAAGATTGGCATGATTGAGGCAGAGAGACCTGTTATGGAAAAGCTGAGGCGGTTCAGGTGAATCCTTTTTGAGGCGAACATGAGTCTTTGGATGTTTGATCCCCAAGAAGGGAAGCCCTGGAAAACGTTTGATACGATCATGGTAATTTGTGCTGTCCTTTTTGTTTTGGTTCTTTTTTTTGGTGCTATTTTTACGTGAAAGACAAACCAAGAGTAGTGGCCATTATTCAGGCAAGGATTAGATCGACAAGGCTTCCCGGGAAGGTGATGTTGCCTTTGGCGGGCAAGCCCATGTTGTGGCATATTGTGGAGAGAGTAAAAAGGTCCAGGTTAGCAGATAGGGTCATTGTTGCCGTTCCGGACTGCGACACAGAGTTTTTTCAATCACCGCATGGTTTGGATTTAGTTGAATTCATTGCCCCCTTTCAGGGTCCTGGAGATGAATATTGCAGTGAGAATGATTTGGTTCTAAGGTATCTATGTGCTGCTTCTATGTGTCATGCTGATGTTATTGTCCGTATTTGCGCCGACAATCCATTTGTAGAACCGGAAGAAATAGACAGGTTGATAAAATTTTCTAGGGATAATCCTGATTTGAAAGACGACACTTTGTTTACAAACATGATGCAATACGATGAGAAATGTGGATATCCCAATGGGATAGGCGCTGAAGTCTACAGTTTTAATATGTTAGAGAAAACCCAAATTATACTTCAAGATAGAACATTGGATGAACAACGACGCCAATATCTTAAAGAACATATTCATGCAAATTGGATTGACTATGATTTATATAAACAACCTCAATGCCCAACCGAATTTGCGAGACCGGACTTAAGACTTGACGTAAACCATTTAACGGATTACGAGTTTGTCAAAGATATCTACGATCATCTTTACCCCAATAATCCTGAATTTCATATAACGGATGTCATAAATTATTTGGAAGGCAAGAAAGTGGTGCGTTGAAGATCTGGAAAAACGGACAATTTCTTCCAGAATCAGAAGCTAAAGCGAGCATCTATGACTCATCGCTTATGTTTGGTGATATGGCGTTCGAAATGTTAAGAACTTTCAATAAGAAGCCATTCAAACTGTACGAGCACATACGAAGGCTATTGTATTCCTGTAAGTACCTGGAGATCGATATTCCATATTCTGCTATGGAACTTGAGGCGGCATTCCAGAGTCTTCTTATAGAAAACAGGAATAGTTTTGCTCCAGACGATGAAATCAGAGGCCTTATTAACGTTTCTAGAGGTACGCTTGAGATTTACAAAGACATTCTTCCTATGGGAACATGGGTGACGATGACTTGCTTTCCACTGCGATGGGTTATAAAGGGGGCCTATAGGTTCTATCAAGATGGGGTTAATGCCGTTATCCCTAGCCAAAGGGCTATTCCTGCATATTTGTTGGACCCAAAGGTCAAAAACCGATCACGAATGCACTACCAGATGGCTAATATGGAAGCGGCACGAGTAGACCCCAAATCTTGGGCTCTACTACTGGATGTTGAGGGGCACCTGGCAGAAGGTTCGGGGTCTAATTTCTTCATTATCAAGAATAGGGAGCTTTTTACGCCAGAGCCAAGGAACATTTTACGTGGAATATCAAGGGATTACGTTATGAGATTGGCAAAAAGACTGAAAATAGAGGTTTTTGAGAGGAATTTGAACGCCTATGACGTTTACACAGCGGATGAGGCGTTTTTTACGTGTACCCCATACAGCATCATGCCGTGTACGAGAATAAATGGGTCTATGATTGGAGGTGGCAAGGTAGGGCGTCTGACCAAGTATTTACAGCATAAGTGGTCGGAGGATGTGAATTGTTTCTTTGTGGATCAATCTAGGAAATGGGATGCTTAGCGGGCTCAGTCAACTGAATGTGGAATTAACGTCGCGTTGCGACAAAAATGTCTTCTGTAGCTTCTGTGGTCACCAGGACTCAAAAACAAACCCGAATCTACAGTATGGCGATATGGACTTTAACCTGCTGAAATCAATAAGAAAACAGGTTGAGCCTGGAATTATTGTTTCGTTTCACCGAGACGGGGAGCCGACGTTTTATCCAAGACTAAGAGAAGCGCTTGATTTATTTGAGGAATTCACTACAAGTATCGTGACTCACGGTGAGACGCTAGGTAAGCTTGCAGACACGATCATCGGCAGGTGCACAACTGTCACAGTATCAGTATTTAGAGGAGACCCGGACAGCGAAATGCAACTGAGTTCGCTTAAACAATTCTTAGAGATAAAAGGCGCTAGAAAACCACAAGTCCTTGTAAAGATTGTAGGAGATATGGACTCTAAACCATTCGACAGCCTGCCTGTTAGGGTTATCCACAGGCTGATTCATATTCCAGGCGGGAACACGAAATTTGCCCACAAGAATCCAACGGTTCCTGAGGTTGGCGTGTGCTTGGATTTCCTGGGGAAACCAACGATAGATTGGCGCGGCAGGGTTTTTATGTGCAATCGTCTAGATCCACATGATCGTGGTTATCTTGGGGATTTGTCCAGCGAAACGTTAAATGAGATATGGAACGGTCGAACTAGGATGAATTGGCTGGCGGCACATAAGGCTGGCAGAAGGGATCTGGCCTCTGGGCTTTGTCGTGATTGTAAATCGTGGGGAGTTCCGAGTGGCCGGTGAATTAGACAGAAATATGCTCTTGACGATGTATCGGCATATAAAAGGCCTATACAACACCATTCGATATGCTTTAAGTAGAACACAGTGCGAGAAGTGCAAAGGATACCACGACATAGAAAATAAGTGTTAGGCTGGTAGTGGGTCAGTTTGGATTAGAATTAATCAAGCCGAAACGGAATTATTATCTACTTCCGATAATTTACTGATGGAAATAATAGATTTGGTGGGGATTGTCATATCGCCACAACCCTGCTTAGATACAGAGCCGTTAATGACTTCTGTTACATGAGGAACTACAACCTTACAATCATCACCATCATGCAGCAGCCATCCAACAGATCGGCAAACTAGCGGTTTGAAGTTATCAACTTCAAGAGCCTGCCAATCAGAAGAACAACCAAAAGAATCTAACCACTCAATCAGTACCAAGTTCATACAATTGAATGTTATTTCCTTTTTGTGGGCTTGTGTGGACGGTTCGACAAAGCAGAACCAGCGGCACTCTTCGCCTTACCTGAAGATTTTGGACTGCGAAGAATCTTTGATGCAATCGATCCAACACGCTTTGATGTTTTCTGATGAGCCAATTTAATCACCTCCTTTTCAACTACATATAGCATGTTTTGTTTTTGAAGTCCACAATATATTGTATTAATCCATTAGCCCGATAATCTCCTCCAAATCCCGTCACATTTCCGCTCTGTCACGCCGTCGTTTGTATCTCCTATAAAAAAGCCCCACATTATTTGTGGGGCTTTTTTTACTTTATTGTGCTTGGATTTATATTAGTTTATATGGTATCTTTATAGGTGAAATGGCTATTGTGACTCAAAGGAAAAAGAAGCCTGTTAGGACTACAATTAAACCTAAGAAAAGCGATTATCAAAAGTATGTAGTTGAACCAGCGAAGCGATTACTTACCCTTATAGACGAGTCGGACGTTAAAAGATAATCACCGTTCTAAACCCGCTTAGGTCGTCGGTTTTCTTGACCAGCGAGAGGATGCTGCTTTGCTAGCGATTTCCTTACGTTTTTTAGGTGAAAGGGCTTTCTTTCTGGCAGGACCGCCTTTTAACCCCCCTAATCTACCAAGGGCTTGGGCGTGAGGGTTCTTCTCTTTGGGTTTTTCGGTAGGTTCTTCCGTGGCAGCCTTCAATATCTCAAAGGCCGTGACATTCTCGTCTTTAGTCTTTCTTGACCGCTTAGGCATACCTTAGTATGCCATATTCGAGTACGGCTTGTCATCTTGTCCTTAATTCAAACTGACCCACTACCGTTAGGCTTGACAAGCGGTATTATAATGTGGTTTTAATGTAATTGCGGTAATCACAGGAAGGCTCGCCTCTTTAATAAGGCCACCCTGCAAAACGGGGTGGCTTTCTTTTTGCCAAGAAAACCAAAAACAAAAAGCAAGAGAGATATATTAGTAAAGCTAGACGAGTTTTTTACGTCAGCCCTTGACCATCCAACATGGGTGGATTGGAGAAAACACGCTGAGCAGACCTATGCCTATAAAGAAGGCGATCAGTGGACCGCAGCAGAAAAAGAGGCTCTTAAAGAAAGAAATCAACCTGCCACAGTTAACAACCAAGTCAATGTCACAATTAATAGACTTGTTGGTCAGTTCGTAAAGCAGCGAACGCGGATAGGCTATCGTGGAAGAAATGGCGAAGTAGACGACCCTGTCGCAAACACCCTTTCTGATACTTACCTCTTCATAAAACAAAATAACGCACTGGAATTTGAAGAGCGAGATGTCGCCGATGATGGATTTACTTCTGGATTCGGGTGTTTCCACACAGACGTTACGTTTGACGATCTGTTTAACCCAGAAATCAGAGTTCGTCACGTTGATCCGCTAGACATCTACCCTGATCCATACTCAAGGCGATACGACTGGAACCAGGATGCTAAGTTTATCTGTTGGGCCAAGTGGGTTGATCCAGACGAGGCCAAAGAGCTTTATCCAAATAAAAGCGGCGACATTGCTATGGCCATGACGGCCCATGACTATTCTGGTGTTCTAGCTGGCGTGGACAGCTTTAAAAATGAAAATTATTACGATCGAACCAGAAACAGAATCCGTATCATAGAGTGTTGGTATAAGACAAGACAAAGAGAGACTGTTCTTCTGGGTCCGAAAGACGAAACGATCAATGCCACAGAAGAGGATATGAGTGAATCCGACATAAAGAAGAAAATGGATTCGGATGACGGCTATCGCAGAATAGACCGCGTGAAATCCAAAATGAATGTTGGTATTTTCAGTGGCGGCATTCTGTTTGAACATAAGGAAGTTCAGGGACTAAATGGGCGCAGTCGAGAAAACTTCCCGTTTGTTCCGTACATGCTTTATAGAAAAAAGAATGGAGAGCCTTACAGTCTCATTCATATAGCGATATCCATGCAAGATGCTATTAACAAAAGAGAGTCTAAGGGTCTTCATCTGTTATCAACAAACCAATCTGTATTTGAGCAAGGGGCAGTGGCGGATCTTGCTAAACATGCAACAGAAAAAGCAAAACCTGACGGTATCATAGAGTTGTTGCCTGGATATTTTGAGAAGTTTGTCTTGGCTAATAACCTAGAGATGGGGGCCTCTCAAGTCAGTATGGGCGCTGAAGCTAAAAATGACTTCCGAAGAATTACTGGCATAAACCCAGATGCACTAGGAGAGAGGTCTGAGGTTAGATCTGGAGTGGGAATTGCCAGAAAGCAGGCCATGACAGATGTAATTATCGCGCCTATCTTCGATAATTTCCGAAGAACAAGGCAGATGTTGGCAAAAAACATACTAGAGCTTGTCCAGATATTCATGACAGAGAAGAAGATTTTCACAATCACGGACGACCTAAACGCATCTAAGCAGATTGTTCTTAATTCAGATGATAATCAGGCGGAAGCTATTAAGCAGGGAATATTTGATGTGGTGGTGGAAGACATGCCAGATACCACCACAATACAGGAAGAGCAGATGCAATTGCTGGCAACAACGCTTCCGCAGATATTGCCGTTTGGTCCGGCATGGACTGAGATCTTATTTGAAATGTCCAGCATTAGGAACAAAGACGCGATTCTAAACAAGGTCAGGCAGGCCTCTGGACCTCCTCCGACTGAACCGAAAATCAGCGTATCTGTTCAGATGAACGAGTTGAGCCCCGTTGAGCGTGCGTTCTTCTACGGCCAGATGGGAAGCCCGGATGTGGCCAAGGCTGTTATGGATCAAAAGCAAGATCCAGCTTACATCACGAAGGCTAAGGTTGATATACAAAAAGAAGGCATTGAGTTTGAGAGCGAAGAAAGAGATCGGGAGGTAAAGGAATTGGAAATTGCGACTAAGGCAGCAACAGAAAGGGCAAAAGATAATGGCAAAAGAGATTCTAATTAAACACGAAGACATCATGGACCCTCAGAAGATCACGCAAGTCAACGAGCGTGAATTCGAGAAGCACGGCCTTGATATCCATGTTAATGAAGTCGATGAGCTTGAAGACGACTTTGACAAAGGAGTAAGGCGGTTAAAGGTCCGAAACACAAAATATTTTCCTATGGGGTGACGTATGCCAGAGGCAATCGCGTTAAAGATTAAATATCTAGGTAAGACACCAAGAACCTTCCAGCTTCCTATCCCGTTTGTTAGCAAGAGCGCTAGGACTGGGCAGGTAACATGTGATCCGGTTGGAGAGTTCCCCGTTTCTGATGGAAATGCTTTGTTGGCTCTTCCTGGGGCAGATGAGATGTTTAAGCTTGTTGATCATATTTATGATGAAAAGGAAAACAATGAGCAGGAAGAAGAAATAGAAACAGAGGTTCCAAGAAAGCGTTTTGGTAAGAAGCCTAGATTTTTAAAAACCAAGGATGAGCTTAATGACATGTAATTGCCATCTCCGATGAATCGGAAGGCATGGAGGCAACATGGCTGAAGAGAAAAAAGATGCAGTAATTGATTCATCTGGCATGGATGATTTTTTGGCTGTGCCAGAGGTAAAGACTGAAGGCGAAACCGAAACGAAGGAGACGCCATCTCAGGAAGAAAAAAAAGAAGATTCTAAAGAATCCGGTGAGGCCGATCAAAAGGAATCGACTGAGGAAGAAAAGAAAGGCGACGAAATCAAGGATGATGAAAAGGTTGAAACTAAGGATGAGAAGGAATCTCCCAAGACAGATTGGGACTCCGAAGAGAATCCTTACAAGAAGCGTCATGGCGACACATTTAAGTGGGCCAATACCGTAAATCAGCAAAACGTCGATTTAAAGAAGACCATAGATCGGTTAGAAAAGAAGGTTGACGGTACATATGACCCGGAGGTCGATAAAGGCAACGAACCTACCCCAGAGCAGATAAAAGCCGAGGGTGATTTGAGGGGGAGAGTTAAGGCCTCTGATGTTATGGCCTACGACAAGTATGGAAAGGATGAGACCGAGTCGTTTCTCAATGAGTTCAACGAAAAGTTCGGCAATGATCAAGGTATTCAGTATCGCGTTTTGGCATCTGATGCACCTACGATGGAAGCGATCAAGATTGTTAAAGAGGCTAAGTTTTTTGACGCTTACGGTCGAGATCCAGATGCCATAAAGTCAAAGATGCGAGAAGAGATCGAAGCCGAGATCCGGGATGACGTCGTTAAGGATGAGAAGAAGAAATTTGCCGAAAGAATGTCTAACAAAGAAAAGGGAGTTCAGGGCGTATCTGATGCTAGATCGTCTTCCGAGAAAGAAAAAGGAAGACCTTCCGTAGAGCCTCTTAGCGAAGTGTTTTCTGGCTAAGATAGGCCCAGAAGGAGAATAAAATGGCTTACACTGAGGTTGCTACAGGCGATACAGTTACCGCGGAACAATTTAGTGCGATGGTGTTCCGTGAGTATATTGGACAGCTCTGGTATAAAAGTTCTGGTCTGATGGGCACAAGCTCTGATATGCCGATTCAGGTCAAGGACGATCTTACCAAGAAAGCTGGGGATGCCATCACCATTAACCTGCGTGGCCAGCTACAAGGCGGCAAGGTTACCGGAAATAACATGGGTGTTGGGAACGAGGGTCGAGTGGACTTGTTCGGGCAGAGAATTACCGTTAACAATGTTCGGCACCTTGTAAAGATCAAAGATGTTCCGATGACTGAACAAAGAACCACGTTTTCTGTTACCACAGAAGCAAAAGATGCTTTAACTGAAGCATCTCAGCTAGACCTAGATGAAGAGATTACTCTTCAGTTAAGCAATGTCACAAATGCGCGAGTTCGCGGTCGCTACTTATATGGCGCAGCGGATTCCAACTGGAACGCAACTCATGCAACAGCGTTAACTAATGTGGACAATACCAACGATCAATTAACCACCAACATGATTAGAATCGCAAAAAGGAAGGCCCTTATTCCGGTTAATGCAACCGCTAAGGTTCGTCCTATGAGAATCAAGATGGGCCAGAACTTTGAAGAGTGGTTTGTGTTTGTTGGACACCCCTATTCAATTCGGGACATGTTCGACAATGACGCTGCTTGGAAAAATGCACAACTCAACATTCCTCCCCAAACGAATCGTAACTCACCCATTTTTACCGGAAGCTCCTTTAAGGGTTCATATGATGGGGTTCTGATTTACGAGTACGAGAGGATCAACCTTTTAAGTTCAACAATCCAGGTTTCTCACAACTTCCTTCTTGGCGCACAGGCGGCTGCGGTTGTCTGGGGCCAAAGGACGCGAGTGAATCAGGAGCCGGAGGACCTAGGCCACAACATGATCTATGAAACACATGAGATCCGTGGAGTGGAAAAACTTTATTTCGACCGCGCAACGCAGGAAGATCAGGGGATAGTTCACACGTTCGCAGCGGCAATTCGTGATTGACAGCAGTAAAAGCAAGCTGTTTACGACTATGATGAATAGCTGTAAGATAGTCCTCAGACATCAACGTGGAGGATTGTCATGCAGCTACATAAAAAGATTTATGGGTGGTATCAATCAAAATCTGGACTCTGGTACCACAAAAAAGCATCTGGTGGTTTTACCGCCTATGTCATTAGTGGGTGCGATGAATGTGGAGATTTGTTCTTTGATCGAAAATATAAGGTCAAAAACAAAAAAGGTGGCAGAGGGAAGCATTACTGTTCGAGAAGTTGCTCTAGTACAGCAACTGTCCGAGAGCAGGATGTTTCTCATCTCCGCAAGTATACGTTCAAGAAAGGTCAAAAACCGCATAATTTCAAAGGCAGAAAACGTCATGCTGGAGGTTATGTGGAAATTACAGGAGACGGTAAAGTGCAGTTGGAGCATCGCTACATCATTGAGCAATTTTTGGGACGAAAGCTCAAACGTAGCGAGGTTATCCATCATGTCAATGGTGATCGCACCGACAATCGGTTGGAGAACCTACGGTTTATGAGTCAATCTGAACACGTCAAACTTCACTGGCAGGAAGGTGCATTTGCCAATAGAGAAGAAGTCAAAAAGCAACGAATCATTCAGGAGTATCTGGATGAGAAGAAAGTGAGGTAAGTTATGGCATTAACAGCAAGAGGACCTGATTTAACTGAGGTGGTAGGCAGTTTTGTCCCTAGTATTGGGGCTTCAGGTATAGCAGGTGGGTCCGGCACGACAACCACCGTCACTATACCTCAATTCTCAATTTGCTATGGGGCTGTAGTAAGTGGAGCGACAAGTACAACAGCGGTTTATGTGGATACCGTCGCCAACAACACGTTTACAGCGACACATGCCAGTGCGGACCTGTTCTGTTATATCGCATTTGGCAAGCTAAAAGTCTAAGGGGGTTTGAGATGGCAAGTAACTTTGTAGAATGGTATATACAGCTAGTCGATGGTCGAAAGATGACTGATATTGATGATGATGCTGGAGTTTACAATGTTTTAACAGAGGACGATCCAGCAGAAATCACGATCTATAGCGATGATCGCGGAACATCCGGATCTAATCCTGGGACCATGTCCAATGGGGTAATCCAGTTCTGGACGGATTCTGCAACCACGGCTGTGGACATTTCCGTTCTCACGGCAAATGGACACGCGTATTTTCTGGAAAGCGTCTCCATCAGTGATCACAGGATTGTGGTTATGCCTGAGAAAACAGAACAGCAGCTTATCGTTCCGTACACCTTTAGTGGTGCATCTGAAACCATCTTGGATACTGGGTTCGACATCCTTGCGAACATGCTTGTTAAGGATGTCTATATCCATGTAACGGCAGCTATGACAGGTGGAGTCCTAGATATTGGAACATCCACTGATTCGGATGGGTTTGTTGATGGGGTTAGTGCTGCGACGACAGGGTATCCGGCAACGCTTCTTGAAGAGGCGTTGGTGTCTGGATCATCTCTTCACGGAACACTGCTGGCGAATTTGACTGGAGGAGATGTCAGGAAGCTTCACAAACGTGCCAATTCAACTTCTGGCGCGAATATTGTCTACACTAACACAACCTCCTCGTCTACTGCTGGTGCTGGGTACATCTATTTGACGTACATCAGGACTCCAACTGGAGAGTAGATGATGTCGAATGTTGATGAGGCGAGGGCTCTTCCGGCTCTCGCCTATCACATACAGAGAGTAAGGACTAAGATTGCCTCTGGTATTTACAAAACTGAGCCCGTCAAGTGTTTCTGTGGCCAAGATGATGGCATTCAGGTCACGGACCAAGACCGATATGGCATTGAATACTTAATGTTCTTGTGCAAGAACTGCGGAATTCTATATGCCAACCCAAGATTAACTGAAGACTCTCTTTCAGAATTCTATTCTTGTGAATACAGGCCCATCTATGATTTTGACCAGGATAAGGAAGAGCAGTTTGATTGTGCTGTAACGCAGGGTGAAAACATTATAAAGTTCTTAGAGTATTTTGACTTTCACCCGAAATCCGTGCTGGACATCGGATGTAATATGGGCGGGAATTTAATCCCGTTTCTTGAAATTGGCTGTCGGGTCAAGGGGATCGAGTTTGGTCCAGGGATTGAAACAGCAAAACAATACAATGTGCCACTTCACTCAGGTTCCCTATACGATTTAAATGAAATGTTTGATCTTGTGATCATGAATCACGTCTTTGAGCACCTAACAGACCTTGAGCGTGTGCTAGATAAAGTAAAAGATATTTTGACCGATGAAGGCAGGCTCATTATACGTGTTCCTGGACTTTTTGCTTGGGAGAAGGACATATTGTTTCAAAACGCACACAACTGGCAATTCACAAGAAACAGCTTGGCCTATGTTATGGAATGTTGTGGCTATGAAGAAATCTATTGCGATGAACACATTGTCTCAATGTGGAAGTACACAGGAAAAGAACGCTCCAAGAAGGCCACCAATAAACAGGCTGTAGTTGATAACCACGCCTACCTGTTTAAAGACAAAAAGCGTCTTCCTGAAGTTAATGGGTACAACAAGTTTCCAGTCAAGGTCAGGATGGATGGGATCGAACATTGGTTATCTTTAGATATACCAGACATTCACGATATCAAGGAATCCGTAAAAGGCGGGGACGCGCTAATTGTTGGTGGTGGTCCATCTGTAAATGATTATTTCGACGAAATATTGCAGATGCAGAGCAATGGGGCAAAGGTGTTTGCTATTGAGAGGATGTATAAAGGATGCCTAGACAAGGGGGTTACACCAGACTATGTGGTAGTGTTTGATGCAAGTGACGATATCTTAGAGTCTATGGGGTCTCCCATGCCAGAGGTCACCCATCTTATATCGACTCAGTGCAAGAAAGAGTTGTCTGAATTAGTACGCAATTATCCTTGTTATCTCTTTAATACCCCACAAAAAGGAATAGACATGGAAAGATTGTGGGACAAATACAAGAGGCCAACCACAACCATTATAAATGGCGGTGGGAGTGTAACGCTTTGTGCAATGTCATGCGCATTAACGATTGGTTTTAGCGATGTCCACATCTTTGGTTTTGACTGTCATATCGGAAATGGATCATATGCCAATGGCATTACTGGCTTTGGGGCGATTCAAGACAGCATACAAGTTGAGGTAGACGGTAAATTTTACACGACCACTCCTCCGTACATGAGCTTTGCCCAGCAATTCTTTAAATTGAAAAAGTGGGCTGAAGACGGAGGTCTTTTAAAAAGTGTTAAAATTTACGGAGACAGCATTGTGTCTGAAATGAGCAAGGAAAATATAAGCGATAACAGGAGGGTTGACCATGTTTAACAATCTATTTTCATCAATTGCGATTGTCGTCTTACTGACATCGCCAGCACTTGCCTTGGATTTTGAGTTTGGCCCATATTTTGATGGTGTGACTGACATTACAAGCTATATCAATAGCAATGACGGCGATTCAATGGCGGCAACTGGCCTATGCAGCGGGACGTTGGTAAAGGTTATGAACGATGGCGAAATGGTGGGTAGTCTGTTTTCTCCGTGCGCTCTTGGGGGATTAACCTATTCTGGGGATGCCGAATCAGCCCTACTGATAGGTGCAAGCATCATTAACGTGATGGGGTTACATTTTAGTGTTTTTAGAGATACAACCAATACTGATTGGACATATGGTATCGGGATTTCTCTGTCTGGCCTCGGAAACCAATTGGTAAAGTAATTTTGTTCGATATTAAACATGCAATGGAGGGCAATTATTGGCTATTTTGACTGATCCTGAAAGACTAATGGTATGGGAAAACTTAATGAGTGAGTGGTCTTCTTTGCGTGAAATATGTGGGGCTTTTACAAAACAGGAATTACGAACAGCCATTAATGAAACGGACCAATGGCAAAGTGATAATCAGGCGTCCTATAAAGCATCGGTTTCAAATCCTGTTAAATCAGCCCTTACGAACAAACAGTTGGCTCACCTGTTTTTATCGGTGGCTTACAAAAAATACTTGGTGACCTAATGGCTAGTGGCGATACATTACTTGTATTTTTACCAGGGCATAATGAGCCTCCTGCGGCTAACTATGCTACGTTAGACCATCGCAACGTTCATCCCGTTTTAGATTTCGATGCTTCTACAAATGAATCAGCTGTTTTTAGCGGAGTGATGCCTCAAAGTTATGCTGCAACAACCGGAGTTACGGTATATATTCATTATTCAATGACTTCGGCTACCTCAGGAGATATTGATTGGGACGTAGCGTTTGAGCGCATAGGCGATCAGCAGTTAGATATTGATGCTGATAGCTTCGCTGCTGTTAATTCTGTAGATAATACAACGGTTCCAGGTACATCCGGGAATGTTGATATTGTCAGCATAGCCTTTACTGATGGGGCAGATATGGATTCCGTGGGCTCTGGCGAGAAATTTAGGATAAAGATCACAAGAGACGCCGTTAGCGATACGGCTACGGGCGATGCAGAGCTTCATGCAATAGAAATCAGAGAGACGTGATGGCAAGAGGGTTTGCAAGCGCTTCCAGTGAATATTTAAATGTAACTTCAACACCCATCACTGCTGCTCCTATTACAATGGCCTGTTGGTTTAGACCAACGGATACTTCCCATGAGGGAGGCCTTATTTCTATTCCTGATACAGCATCCAATACTAGTTATTTCTTTTTAGCAATGGATGGTGGTGGTGGAATTCTATACGGACAAGTAAGAGCAGGCTCAATCATTGATGCTATTACTTCAACAGGTCCTTCTGCCAATACTTGGCATCATGGTTGTTTTGCTGTAGATGGAAGCGGCAACTTAAAGATATTTATTGACGGAGGAAGCAAAGGAACGGATACGGGCGGCGGCACTCCAACCGGACTCAATGGATATGGAATTGGAGCTAATTATAAATTCTCAACTAGTTTGTTTTTTAACGGTCGAATTTCCGAGGTTGGAATATGGAATGTATTTTTGGACGACACAGAAGTTGTATCTTTAGCAAATGGAGCCGCCCCACCTTTAGTGAGGTCTTCCAGTCTCGTATCTTATGTGCCATTAGTAAGAGATGAGGATGAAGATAGAGTGGCGGGATTAAGTTTTACAGCCAATGCGACTCCAACAATAGAAGATCATCCAAGGGTATTTTACGGTTATCGTTCCTTATTGGGATTGGCGGCGGCAGCAGCACCGCCTGCTGGAACCAATCCTAAAGGTCCATTGGGGCATCCGTTACATGGACCATTTGGAGGACCTGTATAGATGGCTGCACCACTTGATTTTGGGACAATAAGGCCAGGGAGCTTATTAAGGATTCCTTTTCATACATTTGATTCAAATGATCCGTCTGCTTCCGTTACGATTACAGGCTTAGCGACTACTGATATTGAGGTGTATAAAGACGGGGGGACTACTCAAAGGGCTTCTGATTCAGGGTATGCTTTATTAGATACAGACGGAGTTGATTTTGATGCAACGACGGGCATTCATGGGATTTCTATTGACCTGGCGGATAACACCACAGCTGGATTTTACGCTTCTGGAAGTCAATATTGGGTCGTTATTGCCAGTGTTACAGTAGATGCGGCTACGGTCAATTTTGTCGCCGCTACATTTAGAATTGGTTATCCTGATGCGCTCATCAACACTACTATTGCGACTTTGGCCTCCCAAACAAGTTTTACTTTAACCAATGGTCCGGCAGAAGATGACGCTTTAAATGGGTGTGTTGTTTGTATTCATGATGTAGCTTCTGCTGTTCAATTGGGCTTTGGTGTCATTAGTGATTATACGGGTTCGACTAAAACGGTCACCTTGACTGCTGGAGTCTCATTCACTGTTGCTGCGACAGATAATATTTCTATCTATTTACCCGCAAACGTTTCTTGGGTAGGTGCGACAGCCCAAACAGCCGGAGATATTCCTGCTCTTGTTACGACCGTTGATACGGTGGTCGATGGTATTCAAACTGATTTAGACAACGCTACAGATGGACTGGGAGCGCTGAAGGCGCTAATAGACGCCGTTGATGATTTTATTGATACTGAAGTTGCTGCCATTTTAGTTGATACTGGGACAACTTTGGATACCAAGATAAATACCATTGATACGGTAGTCGATGCTATAAAAGTTAAAACAGATAGTTTAACTTTTACCGTAGCTGGAGATGTAGATTCTAATATTCAAAGCATAAATGGACTAACGGCTGGTGTTGCTGGACTGCAAACATCCGCATCAACTATTGTGACTGGCGCTGCTGAGGCCGGAACTCTTTCTACAACACAGATGACTACGGATTTATCTGAGGCGACTGACGATCATTATAATGGAAGAGTTGTTATATGGACAAGCGGCGTTTTAGCAAACCAAGCGTCTGACATTACTGATTATCTTGGTTCTACCGGGATGTTGACTTATACAGCCGTAACTGAGGCTCCTTCTGCGGCAGATACATTTGTGATCGTGTAATGGCACAACAAACAGCACAAAGCGTAACGGCCACGCCTGGGAAAGTCCACACATTCGTGGCAAAAACAGAGGCTGTCGTTACGTTGCCAACAGGGACACTGGCAATGATGGGAGTAGGTAAATAATGGGCAATATATCGTCCATGGAAGGACTTATTAGGGCGCCAGATTTATCAGATTTTGGAATAAAACATGCTAAGGCAAATGTCGCTGCCAGTCAAACTGATTCTTCTGTTATTGCTGCGGTTTCTGGTAAGAAAATAAGAGTATTGGCTTTTCACTGCCAGGCAGGCGCAACGGCTACTGACCTAACGTTCAATAGTGCCAGTACAGCCAAATCCCCATTGTTCGCAAATGCAGCTAACGGAGGTGCGGTTGGCAACTTCAATCCTGCCGGGTGGTTTGAGACCGTTTCAGGGGAAGCGTTAACTGTAACCACAGGTGCCGGAAGTTCAACTGGAATAACAATCGTCTATGCGGAGGTAAGGACATAATGACTATCAAGGAAGCCGTAAAAATAGCAAAAGACGCAGCAGAACAATCCAGCGCGTTTGCTAAGTTGGCAGGAGCCTTGTCTCTTTTGGAAAATGGAGAAGAGCAGCTTCAGCAATTAGCAAACAAGAAGGCCTATTTCGATAAGGCCATTTCTGAAAAGTCTGCGTCTTTGGCTAAAGTCGAGTCTGAGCTGGACATCCGTAAAAATGACTTTGATTCTCAAGAGATATCGCAGTCTAAAAAGATTAGCGATTTAATGAAAAAAGAGACTGACACCTTTATGAAGTTAAAACAAGAGCAGTCTGCTGCTGTCGCCAGACACAAGCAGGAGATAAAAGAAGAGACTGCCAGGCTTGTGGGAGAAAGAAAAGCGGCCCTCGATAAAATAGAGAAGACGCTTTCAATGAAAACGGCACAGTTAGATGAGGCCAACGCGGAACTTGAAAGGGTTAAAACCAAGGTATTCTCCTAATGCCTAGCATAACCTCTGCGCCAACCATAGAAGATTCAAATGGCGACAAGTGGGAGGTGGGGGTTGATAATGACGGAAAATTTATATACACAACGTCTACCGATACGGCGCAGAGCATATATATACAGTCTCCAGACAATACGGTCTGGTTGCTGACATTGGATGGAACGCCGGTGATAGGAGCGCAAAAACAGTATTCTGATACGGATGTCACAGAGGTTTATTCTGATGATTTTTCTGGTTCTGGCGCCATTTCATCTCCATGGGTTCGGACCTTTGGAAGCAACACAGTAAACCAAGTGGGTGGTATCGGTATAGGCAGCGCTACGCCGTCTGGGTTTTTGAGGTATCAATACACAACTGGGTCATTAGAACACTGCTACGTCCAGTGCAGGCTAGTAGGTGGGGCTATCAACACACAAAATCAATTCGGTTTAACTTTTAGAAACCCGACATCTGGAGTAGATACGGGATATTACGTATATGTCCAAGTAGATGGCGGACTCACTGTAATTGAGAAATACGTTTTAGGATCATCTACAACGATTGGGGATGTCATTACGCATGCTTCGCTAAGCCATAGCGACATGATAAAGATCACAATGTCTTACTCTACAATAAAGTTCTTTATTAATTCTTCATTAACGGCAACAAGAACTGATTCTGACTACTCATCTGGATTTGCTGGTCTACTATATGCCGTAGATGGAGTAGCGAATGATGTTGAGATAGACGATTGGAGCGCTGGGACATTAAACCCACTCAAGGTTTCCGCCCTTGTCACGAACGTTCAAACCCAGTCTCCTAGTGGACAGACGTGGGATTGGGTTGTTGATAATGACGGAAACGTATCAACCAGTGCAGTGGACCCAACAGGGGAGATAGAAGTTATGGCTAACACTTTTGATTTTAACTGCACCAGAAACGAGATATTGGAGTCAGCCTTCAGGAAAATAGGCGCTCTTCATATTGGTCAACCACTCAGTCATGATCAGCTGTCAATAGGAGTGAAGGCTTTAAACAAAATCGTTAGAGAAGACAATCTAAGCGATACGAGACAAACAAAGAACCTGTGGGCTTTTTGTGAGGACGCCCTAATATTAAAGGCAAACGGTTTCGTATATACAACAGATGATGACCTAGCTAGCCACATCATAGAACTTAGATCTGTTGTATATAGAGATACGGGCGGTGATGATACGCCTGTCCAAATCTTAACAGCAGAGCAATATGGGGCCATAAGCAACAAGAACGACACGGGAGATGTTGAGAAGGTCTATATGTACAGAGACAAAACATTATCATCTAATATGCTTTATGTTTGGCCAGGCAAATCCTCTGTTGGCACTACCAGTGTTGTTTTGGGAACAGACGGCCTAAATTATAGCTGCATCATGGGGCATGAGTCTGCGGCTATCAATAGACCTATTACCGGATCTAGCTATCGGCTTTATTGGTCACAGCAAGGATCTGGTGGGACAACATGGGCCACCGGGACAGACTATACCAATGGCGAATTGTTGTGGTATTTGTTTAAAAGGCCATTGTATGACTTCGATAATGCTGGCGATAATCCAGACTACCCATCCGGCTGGTGTCGGTATTTGGAATATCGGTTGGCGTTTGATTTAAGTCCAGAGTATGCCATTAGCTTAGATGAGAGGAATTGGTTGAAGGGTGAATATCTTAATGCCAGGCATGAGCTTTTCCCTAGCACTCAGCCTGTAACGACAGACACAAACAACAAAACTTTATTCTTTTAGGAGGGTAAAATGGGACGACGATACACAACAGACGGGAACCAAAACGCAGCATCAGCTACAACCATATTGGCCCTGGAGTCTGCTACCACAATCAGACCAAAGATATACGAAATCGTTTTCGGCTCCGCTGCAACTCCAGCAGACCAGGCCTTTAACATGCAAATTAATAGGATAACTGCGGTTGGAACAAGAACTACCGTTACTTGTCAGCCACATGATCCGGCAGACCCGGCCGCGCTTGCTGCTGGAGCGGAAAACCATACCGCAGAACCAACCAAGACAGCAAATGAGGTTATGCTTAGTTTTTCCGTTAACCAACAAGCCACATTCCGGTGGGTTGTACCACCAGAAGAAGGTCTTGTCTCGCCAGCAACAGCCAATAACGGGCTGGCACTGGTGTTTATCGTGGTGTCTGGCGGAACCGCTCTTTGTGAGGCGACCTTTATGCACGAGGAATAAATGCTTGTAGGGTCAAGAAAAACAACCAATCGTCGTGCTGGTTATGCCACGATTGTTGGTCATGGTTTCAGGATCAAGGAATTCGACACTGCTACCTGTGTTCACTGTAACCACGTTTGGGTAGTAAGGTCCAACAACCCAGACTTAAATGCGGATCTTGGTGGTTGGTGTACTTTGTGTTCTAAGGGCATATGTCCAGATTGCATCGGAAAAGAATGTTTCCCATTCGAGAGAAAGCTTGATATGTACGAAAGATCGCAGGCTCTTTACGCGCAGGTAACTGGCAATTTGGATTTAAGAGGGTAAAATGGCTCTACAAGAGGCGACTGTTATAAACGATGGACATAATATAGCTGTAAGGAACTGGTCAAGTAGGCATCACGTTCAGTACCCATACCTTTTCTGGGTTCATCACCTAAATGCCGTTTACCATCCACCCTTTCTTTCCACCGACAGAGACAGGAGTGCTGTTTATCGCAAGAACCTAGACTACACTTACCCATCTGTTTTCTTTAACAGTTTTAAATCCATAAAAACAGTAGCGTGGTTTAGTCAAATACCAGAATCGGTAAGGAGAAGATATGCAGTCGATTATCAATATCCTTCGTTCTTTATGGAAAGCTACAAATCTATAAATACGATACCTTGGTTCTCATACTTCCACGCGAACAGTTTAAATGTGGCCAATAGGAAACTGTCTAGGAGCAGATATTCTTCCTATCAGTCGTTTTCTGCTAATCCTAAATTGGGGGCCAAGACAAGGCCCATTAAGGAATGCTAAATGTCTACAGGTGGAGCACAATTCAAATCGTTCGGTCCGTTTAGCGATACAAGCGGAACCCTAATCACTTCCATTCAAGTTTATCATTATGCGGCAGGCACGACAACCGATAAAGATGCGTGGGTCGATGAAGTAAAATCGTCTACTATCGCTCAACCCATACAAAGCGATTCCACTGGTTTGGCAAAGGGCTATTTTGATGGCGATTACCATATTCAGATTGTAGACACATCTACCAATCAGGCCATACATGACTGGGATAATGTCAGGATTACTCAGGACACCGCTACGCTATGGGAAGGTAATCACGGCACCGCATCTCCGTCAGCGCTTACCTCAAACAGATGGCAGTTGTTTGCTAAGCATACTGCCGGTAATGTGTTCCAGGGACTACAGATTAACGATGGCACATCATTTATAAATATCAGTGGCGGCCAGTTGGATGAATATACATTAACCGGACTGCCGACTGCTGGCCATAAGGGTCGTATAGCGCTTGTGTCGGATGACATAAGAGGGTTGTGGATCGACACCGGAACGCAATGGATACCATACCAAACCGACTGGGTTAACGTTAAATACTTTGGTGCTGCGGGGGATGACACTCAAGACGACACATCCTACATTCAGGCCGCAATAGACGCCATGGCCGCCGGAGAATTTGGCGAAGGCGGAATTGTCTATTTTCCAACCGGCATTTATAAAACAACGGCAAAGATTACAAGGGCGTCCACGAGATTCAACCTAACGCTTATGGGAAGCGGATACAACTCTACGCTCATCCGATCTGAGTCTGGACTTGGCACTGATTTTACATTTGAAATTGGAGACACCTCGGCTGCGCTTCAATTCACAAGATTCATAGGACTTGGAATTGATTGCGAGTCTTCTACCGGAGGATGCGTCAAGGGGTTAAATGTTAGAAATTTCCAATTCAGAGATTGCTTCTTTACAGCACCGAACCTTTCGGGGGACACGACGCGAGGCATTTTCGTTGATCAGGACTCTGCCGGGGCTCCATTTTCAGGGTACATCAATATCGATCACTGCACCTTCGAGAGGTTTAAAGTGGCCATAGAAGCCGACAACGTGACAACGGCCAGCCACATTACATATTCCAAAATAAGCGGCGGCAGTGTGGCTGGATCACGTGGAATTGCGCTACTAAATTCCAATGTAGCTGGATGGCACGTTTCTTTCAATCAGTTTGAGGGCTTCACTGAAGGCGCTATATACACAAAAGGCCAGCAATCCAATTACTCTCTAAACAGGTTCGAGTCAAACACGGACTATCACATTAAGTTTGATGGCGACGAAACGGTCAACACAAGATCCATGGTTTTCGCCAACAAATATATTGGGGCGGTAACGAATACCATTGTATTTCCTGGCGGCAACACAACCAATGCGGCGGCTTACGGGATTTACATGGTTGATAACGACCTGGGATTCGATGCCCCAAACAGCGATTTAATCTGCAGAACGGCAGAGCCAACAACACTGAAAGTTGGGACATCAGCATCCAAGGCCTCTATAGGAAACATACTGTCTGGCACGTTGGCGGTTACTGGACCGGTAACGGTGGCTGCCAACAGCAGCAATACCTATACTGTGACATTGACGGGGGCAACGGTTAGCCATATGGCAATCGCTTCTTATGATCAAATCGTAAGCACAGCGTTAGTCGTACATGCCACCGTAACGGCTGTCAGTACTGTTACTGTTACAATTCAAAATTTGTCTGCTTCTGGAGTGACGATGACGGGCGATGGGACTATACGGGTTATGACATTTGCGTTAACATAATGGGAATTGCTGGAATTACAAAAAACATAGCCATTACGCCGATTGGGCTGAAGAACGCAAAAGACTCTTCTGTTTTGTACCCGTACCACATAGATTTAAGAAATGGGAATTTAAACTCTATGGGGCACATGGAAAGACGTCCAGGTTTTAGTTCTAAGTGGGATATAGGCGCAGATGTTGGGGTAGAGCTTTTGATTCCTGAAGGCGATGGATATGCCGTTGGGTCAAATAAACTAGTTTACAAGCTTGGCGATGCCGTTGCGGCACTATCTGGAATGCTGAATGGAAAAAATAGGCCGACATGGGTTAATCATCAGGGAGACATCATAATAGCCGACGGTGGAAACCCAGTGAAGGTGGTCGGTGGATCAATAGTCCAACTAGGAGGAACCCCCCCCAGGGGTAAGTTCATAGACACTCTGGACACGTTTGTAATTATAAGTGGTTATAACGGAATTAGTTTTAGGTGGTCTTCGGCGGCGAATTCTGGAGTTTGGAGCACGTCCAACGAAAACTCTGTTCTTGGTAACGGAGAAGTCATTGAAATGATGAAGGTTTACAACAGACACATTTACTTCTTTAAAACAAAATCCATAGAGTTATGGGTAAATGTTGGTGGTGAAACGGTTTTTGGCAGGAACATTTATATAGAAAAGGGAACAGAGTCAGGACACTCTGTCGTCCAGGCTAACAATGGCTTCTATTTTTATGGCAATGATGGCAGGTTCTATGAATTACACGGAACAAACCCTCAGGTCATAGACGAACTTTACCGCGATGAGGTTAATAAGATAAATGATAAGCCAAAAGTGGTTGGGTTTAACTTCACAAAGGAAGGCATTATTAGATGGACAGCGCTTACGGAAGGCTTAACGTTTTCTTATGATTATGTGAACAATGTCTTTTCTCAAGATAACACATGGGACCATGGTCAGTGGGAACGCATGCCAATCAACTCTTACATGGAAATTAACGGAGAGTCTTACTTCGGAGATTTTGCAGATACGGGCAAGGTTTATCATTGGTCAAATGAATACGACCATGATGACGGAGAGCCCATCAGAACACATCGTGAGTTGTCTTTAATTCTAAACGATAACAGGTTCAGGGGGCGCGTCAATAGAATGGGCTTCAGGTTCGAGAGAGGCGTGGCTACAGCGGAGTATCCTAATCCAAAGATGATGTTTAGTTGGAGATTTGACCGACAACCTCATTGGCGATACACCGAAATAGATTTAGGTGTTCATGGCGACACAAATCCATATGTTGAAATGCCTCCATTAGGGATAGGCAGGGAGGTTCAAATGCGTTTCACTGAAACAGATATCGTCCCGTTTGTCTTTACGCACGCCGATATCACAACAGAAGCGTTGGGTTCATAATGCCAAAATGTCAGATTAGTTCAGAGGGTCCAGTTTATGACGATCCTCCCATTCAGATTAGACAGCAAATGGGAGATGTGGTGTTTCAGTATTTCAAGGCAAACCATCTTCGTCTGTATGGGCAGGGGAATACTCCTGGGGATTTGGATAGCATAAACGTCGCCACATCTTTTAGTGATGGACTTAAGGATCACGGGAATTCTACAAACGTTACCGCTTATCAGCACCACGGGTCTGGACTTCATTCATCCCTTATCCAGGCCTCGTCTTTATCCGACACCGCCGTATCTGTTGTTGCTGGAGTAGAATCTTCAGTATCGGTTACAAACCCAAACGCAGATCTAACATACGATCAGCCAGAGGTTGACCTTGTTAACGAAATGAAGGCCGATATAAATTCCTTGGTGAATAATTTTAACGCTCTGGTTGTGCAATTCAATCTGTTACGGGACGACCATAATGTTCTTGTAGCTGACTACAACACACTCAAGGCGAATTTAAGGTCAGCGTCATTGCTGGCCGTATAGGGGAAAAAGAGATGGCTTTAGGAGTAGGTGCAGCGGTACTAGGCGGATCGGCCATAGGGGCCATTGGCAATATCATCGGTGGTAGTTCTCAGGGAAGGGCCATTGATAGGGCTTCCAGAAGGCAACAGGATTTTCAGAACAGGTTGCTTGACTTCCAACGGATGATATTTGAGATCGGGCAAGAGCAAGGAGCGCCCTTCAGGGAGGCCGCCATAGGGGCGCTCCCAGGGTTAATCAATGAAGTAAACAACCCGACGCTAAGCGCTGGATTTGATTTAGCTTCTAGAGAGGGCCTTGAGGCCCTAAGGAACAGTTTTACAAGAAGTGGAGATCCTAATTCTGGCCCAGCCCAAACCGCTGGCGGAAGATTCATGGCTGGCCTACTTGCTGCAGAAAGAGATCGGCAGATAAATAACGCCTTTAGGTTGGCCGGTTTTGGTGGAGATCCAAGTGCGGCTAATACGAGAACTGCTGCACAGCTATTTGGCCCATTAGGTCAAAGCGTTGGCGCTCAAAGCGGTTTGGATGTGACTGGTGGTGCTGTAAGGGGCGGAACAATAAGCTCCATTGGAAACACGATTGCTCAGTTGCCATTTTTAGCATCTCTTCAAAACTTGCGTGGAACCACATCTCCTGTCGGTGCATCTACTGCTGGTGCAGGAGGTCTAAACTTTGGATCACCTGCCAATCCAGGCTTTGATCTTAGATTCAATGACTTTCGACAAGGTGGTCTAAACCTAGGATAAACAATGGCTAACGTATTTATACCACAAGCACCCGATCTAATAGGTCCAGCCCTTAATATCCAGCAATTACGGCAGCAACAGCAGCGCCTGGACAGGGAAGATAGGAGGCTGGGCCTTGAAGAACAGAGGTTTTCAACACTACAAGACGAACGTACAAAGATAGCCAGACAACAGAAGTTTGAAAATACCATGAGATTGGCTACACTGGACCCAGAATCAGCAGTTAGGCAGTTTAACACAGACCCAGACCTTATTGAAATGAGTGGCGGAAACATGGAACACATAGAGGATCAGGGTGAATTCCAGTTATTCCGAGACAACAACGATGGAAGAGTAGAGGCCGTTAATAAGAGGACACTGGAAGTCAGAACCGTCAGAGAAGGAACTAAACCAAAAGGAGGCGATGAAAAAGAATTTGCCCCAGACGTTGAGCAATATAGAAACCCAATAACTGGAGAGGTTATCGACATAAACGTCAGGGATCAGGCCTCTATAGACCAGGCGATTGGGGCTGGATTCACGTCAATAGGCCCAAGAGCGAAGGGCTTTTTGAGGGAAGAGGGCAAACAAGGCGCGGAAAAAGCAAGGGACATTGGTGATTCAGCAGAAAAGGCAAGACTTAATATAGTCACCCTGAAATCCATGGACAGATTGTTGGATAGGTTTGAGTCTGGTCGTCTTGCTGGGTTTGAGAAGTCTCTAAAGCAGTGGGCCGAAGCATTTGGCGTACCAATCGACATAACTGGACTGTCCGCAATGCAGGGTTTTAATGCCCTAGCAGAACAACTGGCATTGCAGTCTAGAAATATGGGCGAAGGGATGGTGTTAGCAGGCCAAATGTCAGACAGAGACGTACAGTTCTTAAGGGATATGAACCCACAGCTCATTTTAAGCAAGGGCGGAAACAGGCTGATTATTAAGATAAGGCAAAAAATAGCGGAAAGACAACAAGATATAGCAGATCTCGCGCTTGAGTATAGGGATTCTCGTGGCGGGGTGTTAGATCCTCTTGGGTTTGACGGCTTTATAAGAAAGAGATTAAAAGCAACGTCTGTTTTTGGGTTGCCTGAAGGGGCAACGTTGGCAGGGGAGCACAAAGAAACTGGACTGCCAGTATATGAAAGCGATGGCAAGTTCTTTATACCGGAGTTTTAACATGCCAGAAGTGTCATTAGATGAAATAGAGCTTATCGCTTTACCTAAGGAAAAAGTCGGCCCAGTCGGGAATGAGGTTTCTCCTGATGAGATTGTCTCTCAAGGACAACCATTGGTGCCTCAGCAGCAGGATACAGCTGTTAGAGAAGGTCCTCTTGGAATTATTCCGTCTGATTTCAGGTCGTTTGTTAAGGAATCTATAGATAGACCATCTGGGTCAATTGATTTGCCTCGGCCAGTAAGACAATTTGCACTACAATCATCTTTACCAATAGCTGGGGCAACGGCTGGTGGGGCTCTGGGATTGGCTACTGGACCACTAGCCCCACTGGCAGTGCCTGTGCTTGCTGGCGCTGGTGCAGCTGGAGGTGAGATTTTGTCTCAAGAGCTTGGGATATCGCCAGAAAGCAGGCTAAACCTAATACTTTCCGGCCTTGGGCCATTTTTAGCGCCAGCGGCAAGATTGGTAAAAGGCGGATCCGGGATTTTATCTTCCTTGGCACAAAAGGCTCCACCATTCAAAAAGGCTGCGGCCAGAGCAGCTCTAGACGAATTTACAAAACAATCAGGTAGTATAGGAACCAGGATATTGTCTGTCCAAAAAGGGCTAATGGCCAGGGAATCTAAAGTGCTGTTTCGTGCTGCGAGAATTAAGAAATCTCCTTTAACATCAACAGATTTCAGAAGAACACAATCAGCCTTAAAGGCACTTGAGAATGAAGCAGATGGCTTTAAGTCGATACCTGAAGGCAGGCAAATCCTAAGATCCATAAAGGCCGTTAGAGATGATCTTGGTCTTGCCGTTAAGCGTGACCCAAAAACAGGCAGAATGTTACCAAGGAAACCTGTCGATACAGAAACGCTCGGCAGGGTACGACAGCTGTTAGGTGCCTCTATCGGTAGATTGGAATCTGAGGCTGGCGTAAAACTTGGATCTGCAAAAAAAACGTTTTCCGCCATGTCCGATGATCTTGACAATATCGCAGTAGCGCCTGGGCTTAAAGGTGAGGCGGCGATGCTGAGAAGAGCAGCCGGACAGAGGGCTAAACTTGAATTTGCAGTAAAAGATCTGGAAGAAATAGTCTCTAAGTCCAAAAGCACGATAAAAGGCGAGGGTACAGACATCGTGATAAACGGCAAACAAGTACTTGATAACATTAATAAATTGATAGATCCTAAAAGTCCAAAGTTTGACAAAAACTTCGCTACGGCCCTAAAAGATGAATTGCCTGAAATAATTGATTTCTTTGGAAAAGTCAACAATCTATCGTCGGCAACTGGGAGTGCTGGCGGCCCTGGGTCGTTGGTCTATAGGGGTTTAACGGCAGGTTTTGGTGCTACAGTCGGTGGTGTTGTTGGTGGTGGGCCAGGTGGGGTGGCTGGTGCAGTTTTGGGTGCCCAAGCGCCAGAGCTAATCACTGCTGCGCTTTTATCGCCAACAGGGCGCAAGGTTATGCTTAGGGCCGCACAGGCTGGACAGGGCAGCATAAATGACCTCCATTGGGCTATTTTAGGGGAGTTCTTGGCTCAGGCGGCTCCAAAAAGACAAGAACAATAAAATGAAAGGCTCATTCTATGACACATCCTGAGGCGACTGCAGGGCTTTGGAGTTACGCTGGTGTTGTTCTTACGTGTGCAGGTACAGTAGCGACAATATTTTGGTTCATCGTTAGAAGGTGGATAACCAGGGTCGATTTCAAATTCGATACCATGGACAAGAAGATAGATATTTTAGATAATAAATTGCATGACAATACAAGTGCCGTATCTGCGCTACAGGGGTTTATTGAGGGATGGCTAAAAAACAAGTAGATCGATTCTCAAAAAACTTCACAACCAAAGACTTTCCTATAGGTCAACCATGGTACATGCTTATAAGGAGGCTACAAAGGGCTAGGGATTTATTCGGTAAGCCTATTCGGATATCTTCTGGTGGCAGGACCAGAAAACACAACAAAACGGTCGGCGGCAAGAAAAACAGCTCCCATATTGTTGATTTTAATGGTTATTTCTATGCTGCTGACATCAGATGTCAAAATGACAAAGATCGCTTTGTTCTTCTCAACATACTTTTTCTTGTGGGATTCAAGAGGATTGGGGTCTATGATAAACATTTACACGTAGACGTGGATATGTCAAAAAACCCGATAAGGTTATGGGTAGAAAAAAGCAAATAAAGGGGGTTAATATGCTAAAAGGTCTTAAAAGTTGGACCGATACGAGTGAGGGTACGCTTACTGTTGTAGGGACTGTCCTGGCGGCAATATTACCTGACTTCCCTGCCGAGGCGTTCTATACGCTAATTGCCTATATTGTGGGGCGTTCTTGGGTAAAATCAAGAGGCAAGGGGTAGAAAATACCTGCCTAAAGTGTGCTGGACTCATTGTGACAGAAAGGCTACCCTTCACCCAAATCATACAGCTCCGATGCGTTATGTGCTCGACCGTCATAGATGATGTTATAATGTTAAACCGCATCTTCGGGGCAAAACCGCACAAAAAAATGGAAAGAGAATACGCCACGATGGTCTGAGAAATCAGCCCATGAAAATTCCTCTTGACATCGCTTGGATTATAGTGTACTGTCTGGATTGTGAATCAGATGTGTACGATATCCCAGCACATAGAGAAAAATAGATACCCGCGAAGGGATTCCTATATCAGGAACGGTATAGGGGGTCATCCGTACACGCCCATTCACATCCCCATCCGCGGGTATTTTTGTCTTAACGGAGGACCTATGTTGATGCCTGGGGATAGGTACGCGCATATTAACGGAATTACCGTTTTCGCTATCAGCAAACTAAGTGACTTCAATGTCCATGCGGTTTGTGAAGATGAACGATTGTGCGGAAACACGGTTATTATGTCACGCCCAGTATTTGAGAATGCCATAGAAAATGGGATGTACCATAAACTTCTTGATTGAAGGAGGCAGCATGACTATCGATGTCGGTTTAGTGATAGCGTTTGTTGTGTTTGGTTTGTTTATCTATTTTCTATGTGCGTTTCTTAAGGGAATTCGACCATGAAAGGACAGATACCGATATCGCATCTTTTTGTTATGTGTGTCTTGAGTGGATCGCTTTTCTTGGTGGCGCTATGGATACTGATGAAGACTATTTAATATCTGGCGTATGTCATTGCGGTGAATGTGACTCAAACGGATACCCAACCTGCAATTACCTACAACAAAAAGAATACCTAGAAGACTACCTAAAAGATAAAATGGAGGATGATCATGGATGAGCATGTCCTTACAGAAAAAGAGATAAGCGAGGCGATCCCCGCAGAAGAAGGGCCATCAGAAGGTTACACTGACATACAAGAAGTACGGGACCTGGATGTCATCGCATCACAAAACAAAGGCGATATTCCTGGTATTTACAAAGGGGTGTCAACGCATGAATTTAATGACAAACAAAAAGACATCCTTGCAACTAACATCCCAAGCGAAGACATTGACATTCTTCCAACTGGAGAGGTCTTTGTTTCGCAGGTGAGATACAGGAGAATCCTAAACGCGGCATTCGGTCCTGGTGCATGGGCGATTATTCCAACCTCCAAACCAACGCTTTCTGGAAATACTATTATTTGTGGCTATGCCATGTTTGTGAACGGAAAGTTTGTGAGTTATTCTATGGGTGAGCAGGATTACCATAAGGACAATCCTAGAACATCCTATGCAACAGCACTGGAGGCTACAAAAAGCAATGCCCTAACAAGGTGCTGCAAGGATCTGGGAATTGCATCGGAATGTTGGGACAAACGTTTTACTGAGACATTTAAAAAACAATGGTGCGTTAGGGTGTGGTGCGATGAGAAGGGAAAATCAAGGCCTAGATGGCGGAGAAAAGATTCTGAGCCATTTTATAACGAGACAGGTTTTGTAGAAACACCAATGGCCAAAAAAGTTGTTATTAAACAAGATGAATTGTTGGGGAAAGAAACACCGCCTAATGAGTCTGACTTTATAACGCCAGGGCAGGTTAAGCGTTTCCAGGCAATTGCGAGCGGTTCCAAGTGGAGCGATACACAAGTAAAGGAATTTTTAAACGTAAAATATGGTATTAACTCGTCTAAAAGGATACTAAAAAGGGATTACGAGGAGGCGTGTAATATTGTGAGCTTGCCGGTCTTTGAAAGCGCTGATGAGACAGAACCCAAAACAGATAAACCGCTGGATCTTAGGGCCAAACTTGAAAATGCTCTTATGGAACTGGAAAAGATTACAGGTACGCATTGGATGGACCTTCTTCGTGAATACTCTTATGAGCTAAAAAACGGCAAAAAGTATGAAGCCACAACAATGGAGGAGGTTATGCAACGAAATGATCTAGGGCAATCCGCATGGGCAGAGTCAACATACAAAAAAGTGGTTTTCGCTATAAACGAAGCGCAGCTCCAATGAGTCGAGACGGAGACAGGTATTACGAAATAGACGGAGAGAAATATTCTTCTGTTACCACCAACCTTTCTGTAATCGACAAGAGTGGCGCGCTTATACCGTGGGCAGTAAACCAGGAAAGAGAAGCTATAAAGAGGGCCTTTTTTAGCGTTAGCCAAGATGATTATATGTGGAATGACGTTATTGATAGGCTGGGAGACCAAAAAGAATACATAAAGAAATCAAACGAGGCAAAAAACATAGGGTCAAAAGCACACGATTGGATAGAATGGTACACCAAGCAAGTCTTATTGGGGCAGCGATCGGAGTTGGAAATGAAAGAACCCGAAATCCCGCCTGAGTCCAGGATTGCTATAGATGCATGGCTAAGATGGGTTATTGATTGGCAATTCGTACCGCTAGAGGCAGAGCAAACCGTGTGTTCTAAGGTAAGGGGGTATGCTGGCACGAAGGATTTTAGGGCATCCGTTAAAATCCCACCAGGATTCAGCGACAAACACACAGAAGGACCAGTTGTGGCATTAGGTGATTACAAAACCGGGAAAAGAATATACCCAGAAGCCTATCTGCAAAATGTAGCATATAGGTATGCTGATAGAGAGATGGGAAATGAATCTCAGATTGGGCTGATTGTCAGGCTGCCCAAGACAGAAGAAGATCCCAACTTTGAAGTCAAGATAGTGCCTGAGTGGGGCACTTTAGACGAAATGATAGAAGATTTCATGGCCGTTAAACGAACATGGGAATGGACGAGGAGAAAATTCCAATGAGCTGTAAGGCGAAACTTAAGCTGTCGCTTCACCTTCTTAATGAATTTGTCAAGGAAAGCGAAAGACAAAACAGAGAAATCACGTATTTAAAAAGCTTTATCATTCACCTAGAAAACAAACTTGCTGGTATCAGAAGCAAAGAGTTTAGCAAGAAATAAAATGTCGTCAATCCCAACACAAAGATCGCTGAAATACTTAAGAAAACAAGGCTATAAAGACATTTCCTATTACCCTGGTAAATGAAAAATTCGATGATGAACCTGATTGACGCATGACGCTATTTGGCGTAATGTATTCAATGAAAAATTCACGGATGCTTATCACAAACAAGGCTACCGGCAAAACTGTCCCCATCATGAAATCTGATAGACAGCTGGCATTTAAGAATTTCATCATACAAGCAAAATCCCAATGGAATAATCTCCCGCCGCTTCCTGAACCTGTATCATTAAAAGCCACTATTTTCTATCCTTCCAAGCGATCAGATTTAGATGATGCCATGCTCATGGATGTTATTGAAAAGTCTGGCATTGTTCAAAATGATAGACATATTTGGCACAAGATAATCACTAAAGCAATCAGCCGTGATAATCCGCGTGTTGAATTTGATGTGAGTCCAATAGAATGACCCCCGATCATCTACATAGAAATCCTGGGAGGGAAATCGACCTGGTGGTTACACTAGGGATAAAGAGATGGTCGGGGGGATGAGGAAACCGTACTACGATCATGCAGGAATCACTATTTATCACGGGGATGCGCTCACGATCCTAAAAGAAATGGAAGCTGAATCAATAAATTGTGTTATTACCAGCCCACCCTATTGGGGGTTGCGAGATTATGGGATTGACGGGCAATTAGGGTTAGAGGCTACGCCGGAATTGTATGTTTCTAAAATGCTCAAGGTATTTCAAGAAATCAGGCGAGTCCTAAAAACAGATGGCACGGTGTGGCTAAACTTGGGAGATAGTTATTTCGGCAGCGGGCAGGGTTGGAGTAAAAATAAGATTCATGCGGAAGGTAAACAGGCAAGCAATAGAGGGAGCGTTAAAAGGACATGGCTTGCTGGCTACGGATATTCAAAACCTCCAGGATATATTTCTTCTAAGCAGCCCAAGGGTCTCAAACCCAAAGACCTTGTAGGCATCCCGTGGCGCGTAGCCTTCGCCCTACAAACCGATGGTTGGTGGTTAAGATCGGATATTATTTGGGCCAAGCCTAATCCAATGCCTGAGTCGGTTGCCGATAGGCCGACAAAAACCCATGAGTATATATTCCTTTTGACAAAGTCAAAGAAATATTACTTTGACCAGAATTCTGTAAAAACTCTATCAAGGTATCCAGAAGGACCAAACTCCCCAGATAAAATTAAATCTCCTTATGGTCAAGGTTTCTCTCGACGATCGGATAAACAGACTGGATTCAATGAACGATGGGATCAAATGTCAAAGCAAGAACAACGGTCGAATGGCGCAAACATCAGGACAGTTTGGAATATTGCCACTATGCCCTATCTAGAAGCCCATTTTGCGACATTCCCAGAAAAGCTAATCGAGCCCTGCATATTGGCTGGATGTCCATCGGGGGGGGTTGTTTTAGATCCGTTTTCAGGATCCGGGACAGCCCTTGCTGTCAGTAAACGGTTAGGGAGGTTAGGCATTGGAATAGAACTAAAAAAAGACTATATCAATTTGTCAAAAAAACGATTAAGTCAAGAAGTGCTGGATTTAAAATAAGGCCCGCCCCTAGCCTTAGATAGGGGTAATCTTCGACCGAGACCGGGCCGGCTTCGGAGAGTCACCAGGTCGGCTCGGTGGAATTATAGGAAATGGAAACAGATCTTAAAAATATATTACTGGATCACTCGAAATGGTTACAGGGTGATG